TGCTGCATAAGAGTCGGCTCTGGTATTGGCTCATCGGCAGGAAGCTCATAAGTTTGCCCCCATTGATTAGTGCAATATTGCTTGCCAAAGATAGTGAATTTCACCATCGATTGGTAAACGATTTGCGGCTCGATATGAATTGTGTGATGATGAGTATGGACTTTGCACCCAAGACCTACCACGCAACCCTCGTCAATTGTAGTATACGTTGAGTCTCTTCCTTCATCCATTGTCGTTTGCTTTAGGTATGTATCCTGCGGCCACCATTGCGGCCACAATAGCTGCAAGAGTCTCTGTGGTTATCTGCTTAAAGATAAGCGCAAACACAGAACTAAGAATTACCAATGAGCCAATGGTCGGCCTCCAGTACTTGATAATTATGTCAAGCACTTGCCTGGGCTTATTGACTCTTCTTGCGGCCATAATTGTCAAACGATTTTTGTGAAGTATAGTTCCGCTTCTTTCTTTCTTCTTCTTACAAGTCCGCGAGAAACTTCTCCGCCTGCTCTGTTCCACTTTGCGAACTCAGCTGCAATCTTCGGGTCGTTTGGGTTGGCTTTGATGAATCTTAGCAGCTGAGACTTTGCAAGGTTTGCCGCACCGAGGTTGAATGCAAAACTTACAAGCGCATCAAACTGATTCTGATTTACCTTGGTTGTGTTAAGCAGACCAATCACACTTTGCTCGAATTCCTTAACATGATCCTTAAGAAGTTGCACCGCTTGAGCATTGGTGATTGTCTGCCCGAGCTTTACCTTGCTGCCATCTGCATAGTAGGTCGCGCCGTAGCCAATGGTCGGCACTCCTGCCGAGCAGAGGTAACTGGTTAAGCGCAAGCCCTCAAACTCCTGTATGAGGCGCAGGCCGTTGTCAGAGGTTTTCATTAGATGATAATATATTGCATAGTACAATATACTGGAGTCAAGCCTAAAACTAATGATGAGTTATCAGTATTAACTTTAAAAACATTGCCAGAAATAGTAACATTGATATTTTCTTCAGTATCTACAACTCCAACTCCATATCCAAAACCACTGCCAATTGCAAATGGCAAAGTAAAATTTAAAGTGCCAGTTAAAGCAATTGTAAAATCTAATTCTATATTAAATAAAAATGTTAATGTTACAACATTGCCATTTTTAGAATACATTCCATCTGGCCCGCCAGTTGATATAATTGCATCTGTTAAACCACTTAATGTTGGTGCAAATGCAGCACTTGCATTAGCAGCTAAGTTTCCCACCTCAATGCTCTTCGATGTACCTTGAGGGGATTCCGTTGTGTCGGATATATCAACGATATATAATAGGTCTCCACTGGCTGCCGTAGCAAGTGGTGTTAAATCGGTTATCTTTACTCCTGCCATGATGTTAGTTTTGGGTTGTAGGTTATCAAAGGTAAGAATTTTACCCAATCGAGTGACGACTGCTCGACCTCTTCGATTGAGATTATCCAATTGCCATCTGCATCTTGGATTGGGTTGAAGTAATTATCAGCAACAAACTCGACACCATCGAGCCATCCTGCTTGTTCTTCTGTGAGTAGGTGAACTTCCATTACACTTGCCTTCCTAAAGTTGTGTTAAATGCTTGAACAGAGTTATAAAGTGCCAATGCTTCAGCATCACTCAATCCGCTACCAATCGATGCAAATGCGCATTCTTTATTTGAAAATAAACTTGGAGTATTACCGTTTGACAATGCACCTATGAATATTTTTTGAGGTGGCAATGATTGAATACCAGTAGTTGTATTTGTCGCAATCGCAGAGCCGTTTCTGTATAACTTTCTTGATGAAGAACTAACAATAGAACCAGTAAATAAACCACTACCATTGGTTGTAGTTGTTTGAGCATTAACTACGATAATGTTTGTAGCAGTAATAAATATAGTTGAATCACCTGGCCTTCTAAGTACAAGTGCATAATTGCTTGGAGGAAGAGTTTGATTTGGTGCTGCACCCATGTCAATAGCAAATGTCGCACTACTTGCAGTAGCAGTTCTTGAATAGTACGATAATGAATTATTATTTGCAGTCAATGTCGTTGATGCAGCCATGAATGTATCTGCATATCCATTAGTACCATTGAAAGCAACACCATTAGCTGAGTGAGTAATTCCACCACTGAATGTAAGTCGGAATGCTCCATTGGTGTCAAGTGGATTTTTAAGGTTGAACTTGTGCGTTGCCGCCGTTCCACCTACCATCGGATATATTGCATTCATCTTAGCCCATGTTCCGTCAGCTTTCATTGTTGTAACCAATGAGCAAATGGCTGAAGTTATCGTTGAATTTGTAATTCCTGCCGCTGTTAAGAATGCAAGTGCATCTGCATCGGCGCAAACAAATGGAGCATAAGCGTATGGGTTGACTAAGAAACTCATGCGTAAGTACCTATTAACATTACCTTCAATCCTTTTGCCGTACCATTTCCAATCTGGTCAATATCGATTGTCATCTCTGCATCATCGGCAAGGTTAGCATCGCTGATCACTGGAGGAGTGGCAGCCGTTGTGCTTGTCTTTTCGGTGTTGTCGATTGTCAGTTTAGTGCTTAAGATGCTTGTTCCGCCTTCATTGATGTCAACTGTGAAGATGCTACCACTTGCCTGAGCCGTTGTGAGCGATGCTCTTACAGAAGTAAGTGTCACAGCCCTCGGCATGCGGAAAGTTATCTTAGCGGTTCCGGTAGTTAGCGCAGTAGTCTCATCTGATGCAGCAACAACAAGCTCGAATGGAGTGGCAAAGTTTCCGCTTCCAAGTATCGATGTCGAGTTGATTGTCTTGATGTTAGTGCCGCTTACCAGTGCATCTTGCTTGCCGTTGAAGGTAGTCCAATCAGCTGTGCTCAATGCACCTCTGTTAGTAGCTGATGCCGTTGGTAGGTTAAAGGTGTGAGTGCTTGTTGCTGAACTAATGCCAAAATCAGTACCACTTGTTCCTACTGCAAAGTTTTGCACTTGAGCAGTCAAGCCGTTTAAGGAATTTAACCCAGTTGAGAAAGTGGTAATAACTTGGCATAAGTGACCATTCTCTGTGTGCAATGTTATTGTGCGCCCCGAGGTAGTTACAAATACACGCAAAGCAAGTCTATCAGTAAGCGCAAGTGTTGTCGAAGGAACTGCCAAAGCAGTAAAGTAAGCATCGATTGTAGTTCCGTTTGTGATGCCTTCCGGTGTTGCTGAATCAGTTGCAATCAAAGTAAATGTTGCACCATCATACTTGTATAATTCAACATAAATTGATGGACTGCCACCGCTTGCCGATGAGCTAAAATATAACTCAAGATTCCAATTCCCTGCCGGTATTGCTAAGAGATTAGGATCGCCTGCATCTGTGATAAATTGTGCAATCAATCCATTTCCTTGAGCATTGGTTCTTTGGAAGTCAGTTCCAGCTCCTAAGATTGGTGTCCTGCTCATCTCGTAATAAGTAGAGCCGCCAATTGTACCTTGATTTACTGATCCGTTGAGGTAGTAGCTAACACTTGATCCACCGCCGATTGATGTCGGAAAGTTTGCAAGCTGCCCATCACCTCTGATGTACTGCGTGCTGAGTCCTGCCGCAGCAACCGCCAATGTTCCGCTCGTTGTCACAGGATTGCCAGTGACAGAGAATGCGGCAGGCATTGTAAGGTCGACCGAGGTGACAGTGCCGGTAGGTAATGTCGGAAATGCAGTCGGTGCTCCAGTGCCATCAAGGTAGTCGGTGTTTGTTCCTGTTGGCACATCGAACTTGCCATTGAAGGTGCTCCAATCGGTAGAGCTCAAGTATCCATCAGTGCTTCCATCTGCTTGAGTGATGCTGATGTCGGGATTTGCTCCACCGCTTGATGACAATGGAGCTGTTGCAGTTACATCTTCCACAATGGTTGCAGGAAGCACTGGAATTGTCGGCTTGTTTAATATCTGATTATTGCCGGTTGTTGCATTCCAATCGGCAGGCCTTTGGACAAGCGGAAAGCCTGAGCCAAGACTTGTCCAGTACGTTGCATTTGTTGGAAGTATTGAATCATTAGACGCAATGCAGCGGTAAACATTTCCTAAATAGTATACGACATCATTAACAGCATAAGCGTTGCCTGTTGCAATTAAATGGTCTGTGCTAAACGGCAAGGCTAATAATGTGCTACTTCCGCCCGGCACATTTACCTCAACCACTCCAGGTGATGTCAGTGATGCTGTGACTCCTTCGCCTGTAAAGTTCAATGTCGTTGCAACTGGTGTTACCTCAACTCCTTCTTCCTCCACCGATATCGCTCCACCTTCGCCACCAACTGCCACCAATGGATCTGAAGGAGTTCCGTTTCCGGTGATGGTAACACCATCAACAGCAACCTCTGTCAAACAAGGTGTGCAAGGTTGGAAGTCTGGAAGTGGAATGTCGCCTGTTGCACAGATGTCATAGCATCCATCCTCAGTGGTAGTTATAACTTGCACATCAAAGTCGACAGTCACACAAGCAAATTCATAGTTTGCTGTTAGGCTTTTAATCTCGTTGATGTAACCGCTCGGAATTACCTCGTAGTTAATAACACCTATGCTCTGCTTAAATTGTGAATCAGTGCCACTCGTCAGCTTGTAAATTCTCGAAGCAAGCCAATCCTGAGCATCATCTCCATCGCATGGCAGATGACTCTTGCGCACCACTGCATAAGCAGTCAGCGGAAAGCTTGTCACGTACAACTGCTTGCAGCCACTCATCTTATAGGCATCAGTCTTGGTAACTGTTACCTTGCCACGCTTAGCCCAGAACAACGTCCCTTGCTTAGCATCGAAGTTGGTAACAACCTCCGCTTGACCATTGCCGATGTAATGCACCCAAGCCTTCTCGTTGCCGTTTGCATTAAGCTCGCAAAGGCCGAACTGCTTGTCGAAGATATTTGCTACCTCAACCCTTTGGTTAAGCCGCTCAATGATGGTCTTAAGTAGATTCATGGTTTAGAAATCTGTATTGATATTTGCTCAACCAACAAGTCTGCGTGAAGTTGCAACATTCTATCTTGCTCCTCTTTTGTTGGTTTAAATATTGTTCCGTAAAGTTTCTCAAGCCCTTCTACCTTGCCTGCTTCATCTGCAACAGTGTAGATTGCAGTATCAAATCCTTCGGTTATAATCGTAGTTTGGTCTGTTGCAAACGATCGCTTGAGGAATCCTGTAAGCTCCAATGGAGGACGGCCATTTGCTTGTTTTATTTTAGCATAAGCAGGAGTGTAAGGCTTAGTCGGTAAGAAGTTGCCTGCTTGATTCCTACCTCTTCCAGTATCAATACCAAAGATGCGGATATACATCTCTCGTCTCATGTCCTGCACTGCAAAAGATAGTGGAGTGAAGCCGCTATTCCAATCAGAGAACAGAGCATTGATGCGATCACTTATCTCTTTCGGCGTAGCCATTAAGGTAGAGCAGTTACATACTTCATGTTGCGGCGGCAATCAAAGCACGTATTGTCGTCAGGCATCCTCATGTTCTGCAACATGGCCGTGAGCTCTTCGTTGTATCTTGTTGCTGCAATGTCTCGCCCTGCAATCATTCCATCGTTGGCATCAGCTGTTGCAAATGGCTTGCTTCCTATGTTGATGCTGACAGTTGTATTGACACGCTGATTTGGTGACACGCTGAGGCCATAGTTATAAACCTCAACAGCCGTTGCGTATGCAAGCGGCATCGCCATCAATCCACCAATCGAACACAGCCATGCTTCTCTGTCGCAGTTCACATTGTAAACCATCGACATGCCTTGCGTATATTTCTTAGACTTTGATGATAGCACGTTAGTGCCGTCCGTTGTCAATTCAATTCCGATGGCATCAACAAATGGGCAAACGTGCACCGCTCTTAAGTTACCTCCGCAATCAGTGCAGCTGCCTCTTTTAGGAACCATCCTTGTTGTGTCATAAAGCGACTCATAAACAAAAGCGAGATCCATCTTGCGGCGGTTCGCTCTAAAGGTCTTGCCGATGAACTCCTCAACTGCTTCCGATTGGTAGAAGAAAGAATCAATCAGCTTTAGCGTTGCCATGTCATAGACAAATATCTCCACTGGCGTTTGCATCGTGTAGATATCAATCTGAAAGTTCGACAAGTAGAAGTTCAAGAAGCTTGAAGTATTCGGGTCGATTGTTACTCTGATGCCTGCATACTTTCCTGCGCCAAGTGCCAAGTCCACATTGCTTGAGTTGCTTACCACTTGACCGATACGCTTACTCTCCACAACCGTATCGGCTTTCATCATTGGATTTAAGCGGCTTAAAACATCAGTCGACATCTTGCGCCAAGCGAATGCTCGCTTTGCTTCGAAGAGTTCAACTCCGCTATTGTATTGGTCAGTGATTAGCTGCCCGAGTAAAGTCTGATTTATGCCGAGGTCGTCAATGTAGAGGCCTGTCGTTGGCTCTGGTCTGTCGCACCCTTGAAGGCCAAGAAGTTTTTCGTAGCACATTGGCTGTTGATTTTTTTACAAAGATAAATAAAAAAGGAGAGGCTTGCACCTCTCCCTTAATTCATTATGAAAGCAAATTATCGCCTCCCTCGCTCAACAGATCATCCGAGCCTTCGCTCAGCAGATTCTGAGAGCTCGTTACGGGTTTACGATAGATACGCAATTCACGTAGTTAACACCTGCATACTTATCCGCAGACTCGTAGATGTCAGTTGGCAATGTTGCGATGATACCAGTTGCAGTCAATACAATTGATAAGTTACCGCAATCATCCTTCATAGTCAAGTCAACTGGCACTCCTGCCGGTGTGAACACCAAAGTCTTAGAGTAGTTGCTTCCTGCTGTTGGAGTGATGCCAGTGTTCCACTCAGCCAAGTTAAAT